CAATGTTGACAGATTAAATCTTGATGACGGCACTACGTGGCTTTGTGAATTGTCAGTTGTGGTATCGCAGAATGCATCAACAAAGCATAGTGCAATTTTTGCATTTTACATTTATAAAAACACTACGGCAGCGGTTAGTGCTATCACTACCATCACTCAGGTTGGCGGCTTGAATACGTTAGGCGGTTCGGTTGACGTTTCAACAGATACTGCGCAACATAGATTAGCGGTTGGAATGACGGGCGGTAGTGGCTATCCATACACGGTTGAGATAAGTGGAATACTAAAATATACTCAAATAAAATGACGAGAATCACAGAACTACACGACAACTTGAATATTATGTTTGACTTGTATAAGCAAGGCATAAGTGGCGAGACGGAATCTTCAAAGGTTGCAGAAGGCAAATGTCACTTGAAGAATAAAATCAAGTTCAATGCGCTCAAATGGACACTTCAGCTTTGTCCAATATTGGTCATTGTTTATATTATCATTAAAGCAATAATCTAATGGCAGAAGGCAATGTATCGGCAGCAAGTAATGGGGTTGAGAATCTAACCGCACAACTGCGTGTTCTCAAAAAAGAACTTGCTACTTTAGATCCAAACTCACAAAAGTTTCAAGAGTTAGCACTTCAGGCAGGTGAGGTCAAAGATAGAATCAATGACGCATCCGAAGCAATGAATGCGAATGCAGGTAGTGCTTTTGAACGTCTTGGTAACAATGCCAGTCTGCTTAAAGATAGGCTTCTTAATATGGACTTGGAAGGTGTTACAAGTTCAATCAAAGGTTTCGCAGGACAAATCAGCGGCTTATCTTTCAAAGGTGCAATTGATGGCATCAAAGGATTAGGCGGTGCGTTAAAAGCACTTGGCACTGCATTACTTACCAATCCGATATTCTTACTCGTTGCTGCACTTGCAGCTATCGGTGCTGCAATCAAAATGATTCTTGATGACCAGCGCAATGATGTTGACGAAGCGAACAAAGCTATTGACAAATCAAATGAGCAAAGACACAATATCGAGCGTTTGAGAATGGCTGAAGCAGCAGGTAACGAGAAGGCACTTGCAGACTTGAAAAAGAAAAGTTTGCAAGAGGACATCAAGGATACGAAGATGAAGATAGACAACTTGATGTGGATGGAGAGACAAGCTTACGGTCTAAGTGAGGAGCAGGAAAAAGAACTTGATTCACTTAGAAGTAAGTATGCTCAGCAAAGAGTAGATTACGAAATTCAAGCAGTCAATGAGATGATGAATCTCAATCGAATGATTCTTGAAAACGAAAAGACTGTTTATCAATCGAAGTTAAGCGCAAGACAAATCGAGCTGCAAAGTTTGGACGAATGGTACGCCAAACAGTTGACAATGGCAGGAGATAACGAAAGAGCGTTAGAGGCTGCCAACGATGCATACTTTGTTAAGAAAGGACAAATCACTGATAAGTATAATAAAGAAGATGCAGCCAAATCAAAGGCGGCATCAGACAAAAGAAAAGCAGATGATAAGGCGGAAGCAGATGCGCTACTTAAAGCACAAGAAGAATTAAGCGCACAGATACTTGAATGGCAAGAAGAAGATGCAGCCTATGAAGTAGCATTGAACGAAGCAAGATTAAAGCAGCAAGAGGATTACTACAAAGCAAGTGAGGCGACACCTTACTATGCTCAGTTCACTTCAAAACTAATTGAGAAAGTTGCGCACAATTTCTTAATAAAGAACTTGCAGAGAAGCAGAAAAAAGATATTGCTGATATTGAAGAAAAGTATCGCAAGGAGAAAGAGGATAAAGATAAAGAAGCGGCTGAAAAAGAAAAAGAAAGACTACAAAAAATAGAGGACTTCAAAAAGAAATCTGTTGAGGATTCTTTCGCTTTAATTAGCAATCTTACCGACCTATTTAATAATGGTTCTGAGAAATCTGCAAAGAGAGCGTTCCAAATAAACAAAGCAAATTCACTTGCTCAGGCAATAGTAGCTACATACCAGAACGCAACAAAAGCTTACGGTTCGCAAATAATTATTGGCGACCCAACTTCAATTCCTCGCGCACAAATAGCAGGAGGTCTTGCTCTTGCAGCAGGTCTTGCTAACGTGGCGAAGATTGCTAAGACTCAATATCAATCGACATCGGCAGGTGGAGGTGGTGGTGGAGGTACGGGTGGCGGTGGTAGTTTAGGAAGTGGTGGTGGTGGTGCTGCAATGACATCAGTAACTCCTTCATTCAATCCATTGAACACATCGTTCTTGAATAATAGACCAGGGCAGACGGGAGCAGTTCAGGCATATGTGCTAAGTAGTAACGTGTCATCTGCGATGGAAGCTAATCAAAAAGTAAAAGACCAAACAGTATTATAAAATGAAAAAAGAAGTAAGACAATACGACATTGATGAAGCAGGGCTTCTTGGTGTCCAAGCAATTTCACTTGTAGAATTTCCTGCAATAGAGGTTGACTTTATCGCACTATCTGCGCAGAACAAAGTACAACTGTCAACCATTCAAGAAGAAAGAAGAATGGTGTACGGTGCTGCATTGATTCCCGATAAATTGATCTACAGAGAAGACGGTGACGGTACACCTTACTATGCTCAGTTCACTTCAAAACTAATTGAGAAAGTTGCGCACAATTTCTTAATAAAGAACTTGCAACATAACCATACAGTTGAGCATACATTTGCAGTGACTGGATTGACGGTTGTTGAATCTTGGCTGAAGGAAGGTGATAGCGACAAATCAGTAGCACTAGGATTTGAACTGCCTAATGTTTGAACTGCCTAATGGTACGTGGTTCGTGGGTGTGAAGGTTGAGAATGACGAGGTGTGGAATCAGGTGAAAGAAGGAAAGATAAAAGGCTTTTCTATTGAAGGATTCTTCAATGAGGTCGGTGTTGAAATGTCGAAAACTCAAATCGCAGAAAGTTGGGAAGTAGAGATAGAAAAATACTTATCTTCGCTTCAAGGTTAATTTGTTTTTGTGTTCGTGTTCATTGTGTTAATTGTGTTTTGTTAAGTTAAGGTCAGACAAGCCCGTTACAATCGTGTGACGGGCTTTTCTTTTAGTGTTAATAAATATTTGTATACTACTTACACGCATCTATATTATCAAATGTAAAATCAATACAAATGAAAGTAATAGAAACATTGAGTGCTATTCTAAAAAAGCACAACATCAAAGGCGTTCAGCTTTCTGAAGTGATTGAAGTTAAGATGGCAATGGAGGGAGTTCTTGCAAACGGTACGGTGGTGGCTACACCTAATGAATCGTTTGAAGTAGGAGCAGAACTTTACGTTATCGATGCCGAAGGAAATCCACAACCAGCACCTGACGGAGAGCATACGCTTGACAACGGAATGGTTCTTGTTTCTGTAGGTGGCTTCATTACTGAGGTGACTGAAGTAGAACCTTCTGAAGAAGAAATGAGTGCAGACATCGCAGCTACTATCGCAGCAATGGATGAGCAGTTGACTTCAATCAAGAATCAACTAGCAGAAAAAGAAACCGAACTTGCTTCTGTTCGTGCAGAATTAAGTGAAGTAAAAAACAATCTAAACATTTCACAAGCTAAAGCAACTGAGTTGTCTAAACAAGCGGCTGCAGTATCTGTGAAAGAAGAAAAAGCAGTTGTAGAAACTGCAATTAATTTTTCAAAAAAACAAACTAAAAACGACACGATCCTTAAGACGATTATGTCACTAAAAAAATAATTAAGAAATGGCTACATCATTAACAATTAGCAGTTCTTCTTACGCAGGTGCATTGGCACTTCCGTACATACAAGCTGCTATCTTATCAGGCGACACACTAGCGAAAGGCTATGTTGCTATCAAAGAAAACGTAAAGTACAAAGCGGTAATCAAGAAGCTTTCTTCAAGCGGATTGGTAGTAGCTGCGACTTGTGATTTCACAACTGCAGGTTCAGTTACTCTAGCGGAAACTGTACTTACAACTACTGACTTAAATACTAACGTTGAACTTTGCAAAAAGCAATTCGTTCAAGATTGGGAAGCATACAACACTGGTGCAGGATTCATCAATGACGTTGTACCAGTTGAGTTCGCAGACTTTATGTTGGCTCACATTGCTGCAAAAGTTGGAGAGGCTATCGAGTACAACTTGTGGCAAGGTAACTTTGATGCTGCGTCTTCAAACGCAACACCAACATACACTGCGTTCACTGGTCTTCTTCGTTTGGTTGACAACGCGAAATCAGGTACTCCTGACGTTGACTTCTCAGCTGCTACTTCTGCTGCAAACGTTATCGCGCAAATGCAAAGCGTACTTGCTGCATTGCCATCTACATTGATTGGTAAGACAGACACTGTAAAGCTTTACGTTAACCGTAAGACTGCTCAGTTCTACCGTCAAGCTATCAACACACTTGGTTTCCAATTCACATACAACGCGACTGAG